CCGGTCGAAGATGTAAAGGCGGCAATGGTCGTACAGTTCCCCCAAGTGGTCAAGAATGATTGTGTCGAAGGGGTTATCCTGCGTTTCGAGGGCGGCAATGGCATCAAGAAAGATTTCCCAAGCAAATTTCCTGTTGGTCAGCCGTCCTTCAATGGTGACTTCATCCTTGATTTCGATGTTCGGCGGCTTTTCGTCCGGCGCATAGGTAATCAGTTCCCGGATGTTGCCGTCAGTGGTCAAAAACAAGTGGTTCGGGAATTGGCTTGCAAACGTGGTTTTCCCGGTGTACGGCTCCCCATAAAGCCAAATGGTTTTCTTCTTGCGTGTCTGCTTGACAGGCGTGTTTTTCGGTAATGTCAGCATGTAATCAATCCCTTTCTGGCACATGGCCTGATACTCGCACCAGTCGCAAAGTCTGGTTTCATTTTTGGTAAACTCTTTTGTTTCTTGCGCCCGCTTGATTTCAAGAAGGAAACTGACAACCTTTCTGTAATCAAACTCAATTTGCATTAAGTAGGGTTCAACCTTCTTCAGTTCCGCTTCCACCTTATCCCGGTAATCCTCTACATCCTCTGTTTTGCCAATCTTAATCATCTTGACTTTGGGGATTATCAAGTAATACATGTTGCGGATAATCTTCCCCTGCGATTCCAGAAAATGCTTGTACATATGCAGTTGCGGCGATTGTCGGTATCTTTCCCCGTTGCCTGTATATTTGAAGTCGTACAGGTCAAATTCGTTCTGCTTTCCTGTTGGAACCAGCAAATCCACATAGCCGATAAAATCCGGCGTTGTAATCTGCATTTCGTGGATACCATGCGGCAATAACGCCTGTGCTTTGGGTATCAGGTATTCCAGCTTGATTTGCTCTGATACATGGTCTGAAACATACTTCCAGTTGCCGTTGTCGCTTTTCCAATACGGCCTATCGGTTATAATCGGGTATGCGCCGAAATAATCTTCAATCGCCGCCGCAACGCCTTTTTCGATGCCCGCATGAAGGGCGTTCCCCAAAATCAACGCATTGTCAGCTTCATCAGAAGGCAACGCTTCAATCTTATCCAGATAACGCAACTGAAACTTGTACGGGCATTGCTTGAAAGTATCAACCCTTGAATGGCTCCATTGCTTTGAAACGCTGTATTCTTTGGGCGGTTTATCGGGCGGCTTTTTTATCGGTTCTTTCCAGTTAGCCGCTTTTTCCTTTTCGGAAATATACTTTTGCGCTTCGTATTCTGCGCCCACGGTTTCATTCAGGTATTGGGCTTCGTCACCCATGCTTTATCACCTACCTTTCATAATGTTTGGGAATTCCGCTTCAAAGTCGAACCATGAACCATTTGTTGCTATGTCAAGCTGATTCAGCGTTGTTATAAACCGCTTGAATTCGTCAAAGTGTTTTGGGTACAGTACCAGCCCAACGCCGCCCGCTTCATTGATTTGGGCTATCTGGTACAGTTGCAAAGGGGAAGGCTTGCCCGTGTCGCTCTTAACCTCTACGGCGATAAAACAGCCGTTGGCGCAAATCATCAAGTCAGGTATTCCGGCTTTCTGCATCCCGCCGCCCCAAACCTTGAAACAGTAACAGCCTTCCGATTCAAGGAATTTTTTCAGCTTTGTTTCAAAGGCTTTTTCACTCGGCATCATTCAACCTCAATGTCATCGAAGATAACGGGGATGCGGCCTTTCAGTTGATTCAGCAAGAGAATACTAACTTCCCTCATTTGCGGATGCGCCGCTTTCGCCGTCCGCAATTTCAGCATGTGCCGCCATTCCCGCAAGTTGCACGTCATTATCACTTCTGTTTTCAGGCTGTTAGGCAACACGGAACGGGCTTCTTGCGGCGTTGCGCCGCTGGCTATCATATTGGCATAGGCTCTGTCTGCTACTTGCATGGCGTGTTTCCAGCGGTGATAACGTGTCGCTTTTGACGGGGCGGCTTCCTCTTGCTCATCGAAAAACAAAGGCTTGATAAAAGTACAGCCGCCGTTGTCATTGTTGTAATTGCAATAGCGTGTTGATTCTTGCGAAAATGACGCTATACGATGCCTGACAAGTTCGTGGCTAACGCCCCGGTCAACAATGAACCGCACCGAAAAGCTAACGTGTTCCAATACCGATTCATGGCCATTGTTGATGATTCCCCGGACAAAGTTTGCGGCGGTTTCGCTGGTAATGTTCGCTTCGGATTTGTAGCAAACCCGCCCGCACAACTCGATTTTCTTTAAGATTTCGGATGCGTCCAGCCCGTCCAAAATCTCAAACCCTGCGTTAATAATCTTCATCTTTTCCCGTCCTTTCAATTTCATGGTTGATGTACCATATTGCTTTTTTCAAATCTTCAACGTATTTGTTCGGGTCTTTCTTTCCGGCTCTGCAAATGTATTTGACAGCGTTTCCCAAGCTGAAATTTAAGTTTTTATCATCAATAAAATCAATGACTTCAATTTTGCCGTCTGTATAATGCGCCGGATGATTTACACTGTCGCTCATGCGGTTCACCCCGTTAATATTTGAATCAGGCTGTGGATTCCCCGGCGTTTCTCATGTCCAAGGATTTTTCCTGTTCCCGCCCAAAACTGAATCAATGCGTCATCGGATTTGCGGCGGCAATGAAAATGCCCTATGCTTTCATTTTTCAAGACAAATTCAATGTTGTTGGCGGTCAACTGTTCAACGGCAAATTTCACCCTATCGCCGTTTTTGCTAACCCGTTCTTTGTGCTTTTCTTTGGCGTATAAGTGATAACCGCCATCGAAAGATTCACCGGGGCTTTCTTCCCGCTCTTTTGCTGTCATTTGGAACCTCCGTAAGCGTAAGTAACGCATTGGTCATACCTTGATTGCTGAAAAGTCTTGTAACCCTCTGATTCCATGTGCGTTTTAACATTTTGTTCAAACGATGGAAGATTGATTTTGGCTTTTGCGCTTTTCAAAGCGGATGATTTTGTTTTGTGGTACTCTTGCCGTTTGTCAATCAGCAACAAGCCTGTTGGGATATGCGTTGCAACCCATGTATTCAATTCACTGTTGTATTTGATTTCGTGCAACCCAATATCCCCTTCGGCAAACCCGGAAATTTTTAACGCTTTGATTTCGGTTTCCTCTGTGTCCGGGTTTTTCTGCTTGATACAGGTATAAAAACTATCCTTGCGCATCGTCATCTTCTCCTCGTCCAACTCATTCAGCACCCAGCGCAAAGCGTTAATATATCCTTGTTCGTATTCCTCGCCGCCGACATCCAAAGTATCAAGATGCTTTTCGATTTCACTGCGGGTTTTGATTTTTGGGGCGGGCTTGTTCGCTTTGGATGCGGAAGCCGTTTTCGTGTTGTGTACCGTGGGCTTTGCGCCCTGCTTTTTCAAATCCTCGAAACGCTTGACTTGCTCTTCCCGTGTGTGTCCAGCTTTCGCCAATTCAAGGGCGGCTGTGACGGTTATTTCGCCTGATTCAACGGCTTCTTTGATTTCGTCCGGCAACTCTTCCGCGGCAAGCCAATTTTCAATCGCTTGACGGCTAACGCCGAAGGTAACGCTGATTTCTTGAACGCTGTAACCCATGTTAAGTAACTTGCGGGCTTTCATGCCTTTTACAAGCATGGTATCTTCACGCCGGATTTCGTTTTCAGATACCATAACGCCGAACAAGTCAACATCTGTGCCGCCTTTCAATATGCAAGGTATGAGAATCGGCGGCTTACCTTCTGCCACAAGGCGGCGGTTCGCTTCCAGCGTTGCCTTCGTGCGGCCCCGGCCAGCTACAACTTCGATTAACTCCCCGTTCTTCCGCACAATGATGGGTTCCAATACTCCGTTCATGGAAATGTTGGCAACCATCGCTTCATCCGGGGCGTGTTCCACACGGGGGTCATACAGGGGATGTTGTTTGTCGAATACAAGGGTCAGGCGTTCCGGCTCCAGCATAAACAAATTGCTTCGCTTGCCTTCTATGGCTTGCTTTCCCATACGCTTTCACCCTTTCTTCAATTCGATTTTTACATGGCCCTTTACGCTGGTAGTTTTGGAACACTCATCGTAAATGTGCGGGTATTTGCTTTTAACTTTCGGGCCGTCAATGCTGGTACGGGTCGAAGGCTCGATGTAGTTAATTTTTAGAAGGTCATGGTCAACCTTTTTGATGCCGTGATATTCCATTGCTGTTTGCAGTTGTTCCCGCATCGCTTTTTCCTTGATTTCCATTGCATTTTTTACCGTCACGATTTCAACAATGGTATTGATAATCGCCGCCGTTTGCGTTTGGAAAACTTGCAAACTGTTGGATTCATCGAAAACGGCATTCCCGCAAGTTGCGGATTTGTCGGTACAAATCACATCGCAACCCTCTTTATCCGGGCAAGATTCACAACACCCTTCGAAGCCGTTTTTCTCGCAAGCATCCATGATTTCACATTTAATCATTGCGTTTCGCTCCCTTCTTTTTGAAATGGTATGATTTTCAACCGCTTGGCGGTTTTGACGATTGCCCAAATTATGAAAGGGATTAGCGGGAAGAAAATTTCGCCGCCAATTGCCCGATACCCACGTTCCAAATAGGCAAGATGGAAAATAAACGGGGTCAGGGCTATAAACAAAATTACAAGCAATATCCAGCCCAAGTTATTTTTGAAAAAGCGCATCCGTGTACTCCTTTCTTAACCCAAGCGTGGGTAAAATTTCTTTATCCTCTATGCTGTTTTGGCATAATAGGATGTAGTAAAAACAGGGCTTTTCTTGGCCTATTCTGTGAATCCGCTTCATTGACTGTAAAAACAATTCCGCTTCATCTGTCAGGCTGAAATAAACAATCTTGTTCGCCTTTTGCAGATTCAGGCCCATTGCCCCGGCCTTGTATTGGATTAGCGTTATAGAATCCGACTCATCCTCATAGGCGGCAAGGTCTTTTTTGTGGCCGTTTACTTCCGAAACGGGGCGTTCCAGCAATCCGGCGATACCCCGCAAGATGTTTAATTCCTCGTTAAAGTTGTAGAAAACAAGCAAGCGGTCATTGGTGGATTCGCACAAGTCCCGGAAGGCGTTTAATTTGTCGTTATTGAAATGGCCGCATAGCATCCGGGAATAGATGCGCTTACTTAAAACTGAATCGCCCACAAGGGTTTGACTGCCCACATCGACAATGCTGTTACGTTGAAATTTGCGGTATTCCTTCGTTGTTGGAACCTTGATTTCGATGATGTTTTGGGCGGGTAATTCGTGTACTTCTTCGGTTTTCATAAATACCGCACCGTGCGCCCGCATTTTCGATTTCAGCCGTTCCACGTTTTTATATGGGTTTGCCTTGTCAACAACTTTGTGGAAAAAGCCGCCAACCTCAATTTTTTTCCAATTAACATAGTTTTGTTCAAAGGCTTTCAGCGTGATATTCCACCCTAAAAGGTTGAGTTGACTCCATAGGTTTTCATATTTCCCGGCTGTTGGCGTTCCCGAAAGTAAAACCACGTTGGCGGGTTTCATTTTCAAAATTGCCTTCGTGCGTTTCGCTGTTGGGTTTTGTATCAGGCTTGATTCGTCAAGCATCAAGGTGAAATTTTCAAGATGATGGAGTTGTTTTCGCCTGAAAATCAAATCGTAATTGATAACGCCGATTGAGATTGAACCAAGCCATATACCCGTTCTGCATTGAAAATCTTGACACTTCACAAAATCTTCAAGTTGCTTTTTGTCGGTCAGGTCATACACCGCATATTCATAATGCTTTGTAAAATGGTTCAACCAATCTTCAACTTTGGATTTTTGGCAGATAACCAAATTAGTAGGATGGTTAAGCCGCTGTATCTTTTCGCCGCCAATGAAGGTTTTGCCAAGGCCCATGCCCTAATCGAAGTAATACGCTACACGATTGAACCCGGATGTTTCGTTTAATGCTTGCTCTTGAAACGGGTAAAGTGTTGTATTACTCATTTGGGCATCACCTCTATTCTAAAACCCCTAAAATGAATTACATTTGACTGCTCTTTACGGCAAAGTTCCGAAATGTAATTACAGTTCACCTTAAAATAAAGCGAAGCAGTTTTCATATTTGGGAACGTGTGACTTTTGCCGTCTTTGTTGATTACTACCGTTTTGCCCCGGTGATTGTTTCCGATATTTGATTCTGCATTGCTTTTCCTACCACCTACATCATAAGTGTGCTTTACGTTTTCGCTTTGACTGCACCATTCCAAATTATCAAGCGTGTTGTTCGCTTGGTTGCTGTCTTTGTGATTGACAACAGGCAAGTTATCAGGGTTTGGAATGAATGTTTCAGCTACAAGCCTGTGAAGGTACTTTTTAGCGCATTTTCCATCAAGGTCATACAAATTTACCTTCATATACCCACTGCCATTGCAAAACGGCTTCAATTGCCGCTTGCGTCTTGACGCTGATTGCAAAACGCTAAATACATTTCCTTCGGTATCAATTTCGTACAGCCCTTCAAAGCCCGGTATTGGTAATCTCATACTTCCATCTCATCCAAAATCAGCAAGTAACTTTGTACCCGCCGTAACGGGATATGAAATTGATACTTTTCCCGTGGGCCTTTTTCCCGTATTGCAGAACCTATTGATGGGTTCCAATTGTCGTTGATAATCCCTTGACGTATGCGTTGTTCGGAACAACCCATCATTTTTGCGGCTTCGGCAACGGTTAAAAGCAATTTTTGGAAAGGGGCGGCAAGTTCGGCGGCGTTGTCTGTAAAGAAGGTTTCAGCCGATACGCCCAAGGCTTCCGCGATTTGGGTTATACGGTCAGCCTTTGGCGTTGTTTCGCCTTTAAGGTAATAACCAACCGTGTTTCGTGGGATGGCGGTCATATCGGCAAGCTGTGATGCCTTGATGCCCTTTTCGTCAATCAGGGTTTTAAGGGCCTTATAATTGAAGGTCATCATTTATNCCCCCCCCCCGGATTCTATTTCTTCAATTTTGGCAAGTATCAGGTCTACAATGTCCGGGCGGTCAATGTAACCCGTGGACGCATTGCAAACGATGGTGTAATTCAGGTTCAGCGATTTTGCTAATTGTCGCTTTGAAATTCGTAATCGCCTTAACCGTTTTTCGATTTCAAGAACCCATTCGGGCGGTGATTTCGCTGTTGCGCTCATCCAAAAACCCCCTTTCATCTAAATATTTTCGTTGACTTGTGAAGCTGAAAAAGGTATAATGTTACATAGCGTGTTAGGTAACACCAAGGCATTGCATCGCAAGGGGGCGGCAACCCCCGAAAGATGAACCTTTTCCAACTTCTTCCAAAACCCTGTAGAAATATGAGGGTTCGGCTTTTTGTTGCCTTGCGTGTTTGCTAACGTGTTATAAGTATACTCCTTAAAAAGAGTAAAGTCAATAGCTTTTCGGAAAAAACTTTTTATAAGGAGTATTCCGGGCATACAACAGCTAAAAGGGGGTTCGTTTAATGTTATATGAACGACTGCAAACGCTATGTGAGGAAAGAGCTGAAAAAATAACCCCTGTATTGGAAGGCTTGGGTATTGCCACAAGCGCAACAGGAAGATGGAAGAAAGGCACTTTACCTACTGGCGATAAATTGATTTTGCTTGCTGATTACTTTAACGTGTCTATTGATTTCCTTTTAGGTCGTACAAACGAAAGGATTAAAAGCACCGAACATGAGATAGCCGAACATAAACAATTGTCAGAACAAGAGGAAGAACTTATAGATGGGTACCGAAAACTTAACCCACGCATGAAGCACGATATAATGACTATGATTTACAGCGAAGCTGATAAAGCGGAACGCATAGGGGATGGAAGAAAGAGGGCGGGAACTGCGTAAAAAGTTTCTGTATGAATTTGGAAAAGAACCGCCGACAATAGAAGATTGGCGGGAATATGGGGAAATTATAAGAGCATTAAAGAAGAACGATATAAAACGAAAGGATGGTACTATGGGATTTTTCAAGAAGTTAGGAAAAAAGTTTGATGATAGGGCAAAGCATTCTAAAATTGATGCTGAAATTGGCAAATTTTTAACCAATACCGCCCTTCGTGTTGATAAAGCAAGCGTAAAACACATCGTTGATTTAATTGAGGAAGGCGGCATTGTTTACCTATTCCCCGAAGGTTTGGTTGATTACATGAACCAAACTAAGCCGGGTTATACTACAACCGATTTATTGGAAGTTTATATAAGATGGAAGCAATCTAAACGCCGAAACACTCAAACGCTTGACAAGGCTAAAAGTTTAGATATTAAGAAGGTAAAGATTAGAACCGCCGAAGATGGAAATAGAGTATGTGCCGCTTGTCAAAAGGCATCAAAAAAGATTCATAATATAAATGCCGTTCCCGAATTGCCTATATGTTGGGAATGCCGTTGTTACTATGAACCGCAAGTATAAAACGAAATAACAATGTAAGTGACTTTTACGAACCGCCTTTCGGGGCGGTTTTTTATTTGCTTGAAAATATGCCGCAAACACCTTATAAAAAGTTTTTTCTAAAACCTATTGACATAACTCTTTATAAGGAGTACAATAGTGTTACATAACACGTTAGCCAACAAAAACCGAAAGGGGATTATATTATGAAGGCATTAAAAACAAAGGGCCTGAAATTAACACTTGTTACAGGCGTACACGCCGGGGCTTCTGAAATCTTGTACATCTTCAAAGGTAAAACATGGACACCGTATAGCTTCTGTGTTGAATACGCTGAATATTACGAAGTAGCAAAATGGAGTTGGTATATACGGATTGACAAGCAAACGATGCAAGTAACATCCAACGCAAAGGACGTTGATACCTTCCAAGCTGATAACCGTTACAAAGCTGAAATTGTGAATCTGAAAAGGGCGGCTTAATTATGAAAGTAAAATATTGTAAGTATTGCGGGGTACTGCTATCCGAAGGATGCAATTGTCAGGACGAAGAAGCAAAAAGTCATCTTCACGATTTTTTACTTGTGGAACACGCAAGCGAATTTCAAATGAGTTATAGCGAAGAACGGTCAATGCTTGAATATGCCGAACATCGTATGGGTTAAAAATCGCAGAGTGACACGGCGCAAGCCGTGGTAATGCGGGAAGGCGGGTCACAACCCCCGCCGCATGAATCAGAAAGGGGATTTGAAAAATGGCTATGACACCTTTTTATATGGGAAATAAAGCACCGTCCAGCCGCCCATTACCAAAACACGGCGAACCCTTCATCCAGAAAGTTGACAGGAACGGAAGCCAACACTGGATTGACAATAATTGCCCTAAGTGCGGCGGCATCGGTTATCTCCACGGTTATGAACACGTTGACGGGGCTAGATGCTGGAAGTGCAACGCATCGGGGTTTTACCCTCATTCATGGATTATTAGAACCCCCGAATATCAAGCCAAACTTAACAAGCGGCGCAACGATAAAAAGCGCAAAGAAAACCTTGACGGTCGGGCGGCGTTTTTGGCAAAAGAAGGCTTCAACTCCGAAGGGAAAACCTTTGTTGTCATCGGGAAAACCTATGAGATTAAAGACGATTTGAAGGTGGCGGGGGCGAAGTTTAACATTTATCTGAATTGGCATTTTGTAGAAAAGCCCGATACTTTCCCCACGGTCGAATTAACTATTGACGATTGCTTTACCGAAAACGACATCGCCGCTCTTTGGTGGAATGACCGCTTCGATATTCAAGATATTATCAAAGAGCGCACACCGAAAGAATCTTCCAAATCTGAATACATCGGGGAAGTCGGCAAGCGCATCGCCGTTGAAGTTTGCTTGAAAAGTAGTTATTCATTTGAACATAGTTTCGGTTACTACGGCGGCACAAGCTATATACATTCTTTCATTGATGAGAACGGCAATGTAATAATCTGGAAAACCTCGAAACATTTAACCGAAGGCGAAAAATATACCCTTGTTGGCACAGTCAAAGAGCATAGCGAATACAGAGAAACAAAGCAAACGATTTTAACCCGTTGCAAAATATGAAAGGGGATTACTACCATGAAAAAAGTTACTTATCTTGAACAACGGTTTTTCGACAACGGCACAGCGCAAGCCAAACTTCACAGCACGAAGCCGAAAATCGAACAAAACCAGAATTGTGACATCTACCTTGAATCCATCGGCAAAGGGCAACCACACGAAACACTTGAAGCCTATGTTACAGAAGAATTGTGTATCGAAACACGGGAAGAAATTGAATCACTGATTGAAAAGTTGCAAGCGGGGGAATGGGTCGATTTCGGTCAATATTGTTAATCCTGTCTGAAGATGATTGACTGGTTATCAATCGAAACCGCCGAAAGGCGGTCACGGGAAACCGTAAACTATACGAAAGGGGGAATCAACTTGAAAAATCCTAACGGGTATGGTACAGTTGCGAAGCTATCGGGCAACCGCCGTAATCCTTATGTTGTACGAAAAACACGGGGCTTCAATGATAAAGGGCATCCGATATATGAAACCATCGGTTACTATCCCACAAGGGAAGCGGGCATGATTGCTCTTGCTCAATTTAATAATGAACCGTGGGATGTGGACAAAGCGAAAACCACCTTTGCCGAATTGTTCGATTTGTGGAAAGAAAAAAAGGCGGTCAAGTTGGGAATGTCGAATCAGCAATCGTTATTTTCAGCGTACCAGCATTGCAAGCCACTTCACAAGATGAAATATAAGGCGGTCAAATCCTTCCACATGCAGGATTGTATTGACGGCTGTAACAAGGGGTATTCAACACAAGGGGCGATTAAAAACTTGCTTCGGCATCTGGATAGATTCGCCCTTGAATTGGACATTGTTAGCCGCTGTTATTCCGATTTGCTAACCAGCGCACCGATACCCGATACCAACAAAACCCCCTTCACCGATGAAGCTATCAATCAGATTTGGGGCGTTGCTGATACCCCGTGGGCTGATTCGGTACTTGCCTTCCTGTATACAGGCTTTCGGATTTCTGAATTGCTTGACTTGCGGATTGCCAGCGTGGATTTACAGCAAGGCACAATACAGGGCGGCACAAAGACAAGAGCGGGCAAGGATAGAATCGTTCCCATCCACTCGAAAATATTACCCCTCATCCAAAAGCGGGTACAGGGCGGCGGGGATTACTTGTTCGGTCAAGACGGGAAAAAAATATCGAAGGGTACTTATTATAAATTCTGGAATGAGATAATGGAAGCCCTCACCCTTGAACATACTCCCCATGAGTGCCGCCACACTTTCAGAAGCCGCCTTGATTCGGCGGGGGCGAACAAGCGTTGTATTGATTTGATTATGGGTCACAAGTCAAAGGATGTGGGGGAACGGGTCTACACCCATAAAACGATTGAAGAATTGCGGGAAGCCGTTGAATTGCTGGATTGATTAAAGTGTTGCGGCGCAACTGCAACAAGTAACAAGTTAGCAACAAAAAAGCCGCAAGCCCTGTAAATACAAGACTTGCGGCTTCGATGTGTTTATTATACCATACCAACAATCGCCCGGGAACTATAACGCTGATAACGCCGCACCCCACAACGCCGATATTATACCATACCAACAATCGCCCGGGGGCTGTGTCAAGTAGTTTGTGTAAACTCAGAAAAAGAAATCAGCAATTGCTATGGGGTACACCCTACATTATTCATAGTCTGGATGGTTTTTCTTG